TTTAAGGGCGAACTACAAAGAGCATACGAAAACACAAACGAGAAACTAATAAACTATTATACAGATGAAATACAAAAACTTCTTACTAAATACTACACAAAGAAACAGGGAGAACATACAACACCTAAAAACTTTGATTGAGAAGCAAACAGGTAAAGACATAACAATAAACACTAGACACAGAGAAATAGTATTTGCTAGAAAGATATACTACAAGATACTTACCCTAACTACTAAAATGAGTTACAAGTCTATTGGGGATACACTAGGGCAGACACACGCAACCGTAATACATTCCCTAAATAACTTTGATTGGGATTATAACCATAACCCTGCATTCAAAGAGGCATACGATAGAGTATATAACTTGTACACTAAAAAGGGTACTGTTGCTACTGTTGAGACTATGGTGTACGAAAACAGAGTACTAGAAGAAAAGATAGTTGAACTAAAAGGTCAGATAGACGAATTGAGAAACGAGTTAAAAGAAACACGCAGTAACAATATAAGACCTAGAAACCAACAAGCAACTATATACAATGCTTCTGAAACAGTAATACTGTGAAAAAAGCTATATACATAATAGCAATTATATGGGCTACCTTTCTAACAATAGGAGTAATAGGTGGGTTGATTAAAACAATAGTAAACTTATGAAAATAAACCACACAAAAATATTAGCTTGGATAGTAATAGGAATTATGACAATAGCTATATGGAATAGCATATATAATTTAGTGTTTTGAAAACAGTTAATAGTTTATCAGGTGGTAAAACATCAAGCTACATAGCAGCTAATTACCCTGCTGACTATGATGTGTTTGCATTGGTTAGAACTGATGACAAAAAATGTATGTACCCTGATAAGAAATTAAGACAAGAAGTAGAAGATAGAATACAAGCACCATTCATAGGCACGTTAGAAGATGACACCATCATACATACTATGCTTGACCTTGAGCAGTATATAGGCAGAAAGATTACTTGGGTAACAGGAAAGACTTTTGATGAAACCATAATAACCACAAAAAAAGGCACAAAATATCTACCTAACAAAGTAGCGAGATACTGCACAACAGAACTTAAAACAATGCCGATACTGCATTGGATATATAAAGAAGTGGGTAAGCCTGTTATAATGAGGTTTGGATATAGGGCGAATGAAACTAGTAGAGCAAAGACAATGATAGCCAAAACAGATGATGATGGTTTTACAAATGTTAAGGCTACTTTTAAAAAAAATAAAAACGGCAGAAACTCGTGGGATACATACAGGTATTGTAAGCCTGAATTCCCTTTAATAGATGACAATATATATAAAGATAACATTGAGCAGTATTGGAAAGATAAAGCTGTTAGATTTGCTTTTATGAATAATTGTGTAGGATGTCATTGGAGAAGCCCTTTATTGTTAAAGAAGATGAGTGATATGCACCCTAACAAAATGCAATGGTTTGCTGACCAAGAAACAAATAAGTCAAAATGGAGAAGTGATGTAATGTATAAAGACATTATGAAGTGGAACGCACAAGCAGAACTATTTGATGATGACTTTAATGAATGTGATAGTGGATATTGTGGTTTGTAAAAAAGTAAACTAATTACGTTATACTTATATGTATAATACAGAAGAAATAAAACAACAGGCTATTGATGCTATCAAAGAAAATAACCTATTATTCATAGGAGATATTATGGCATATGTACCCTACTCCAAGCAAACTTTTTACACACATAAATTAGACGAAGTAGACGATATAAAAAGCCTACTGCAAAAAAACCGTTCTGATATGAAAGTTAAGATGCGTAAGAAGTGGTACGAAAGTGATAACGCAACATTACAAATAGGACTGATGAAGCTGATTAGTGATGATGACGAAGCACACAGATTGAATGGTACAAAGCGAGAGATAAAGCACGACACAAAACAAAAGAGTTTTAAGGTAGAAGTGATTGACCACAATACAAGTAAATAAAGTATATAACCATCTAACTAACTCTAATAAGAAGATAACATTAGAAGTTGGTGGAACAAGAAGCGGTAAGACATACAATGTCCTCCTGTGGATTATTCTACACTATTGTCAACACAACGAAAACAAGATTATAACTATATGCCGTAAGACGTTTCCTGCATTGAGGGGTACTGTAATGCGAGACTTTATAGAGATACTCAAAAATATGGACTTGTATGATGATGAGAAGCACAACAAGTCAAACCACGAGTATAAGCTAGACAGCAACCTCATAGAGTTTATTAGCCTAGACCAAAGTCAGAAAGTAAGAGGACGTAAAAGAGATTTGCTGTTCTGTAATGAGATGAATGAACTTGATAGAGAAGCATTCCAACAGTTAGCATTTAGAACAACAGGAAAGATTATAGGAGACCTTAACCCTTCTGATGAGTACCATTGGATATGGGAAAGACTAGAGCCAAGAGATGACGTAGAAATATACAACACTACTTACCTAGACAATCCGTTTAGAGATGACAGCATAAGAAGCGAGATAGAACTACTAAAAGACACAGATGAGAACTATTGGCGTATATATGGACTTGGACAAAGAGCAATTAGCAAAGCAACTATATTCAAATACACAGAGATTGATAGCATACCTGATGATGCACAGCTTGTGGCTTATGGGATGGACTTTGGATTTAATGACCCTACTACACTTGTTGCGACATACAAGAAAGACCACAATCTATACTTTAAAGAAATGCTATACAGGTCAAAGATGACAACAGAGGACATACACCAATACTTAAAAGGAGTGGAGGTATTAGGTATGACTTATGCTGATAGTGCAAGACCTGAAATAATAGAACAGTTGCGTAGATACGGACACAAGGTAATGAAGTCCTACAAGGGTGCTAATTCTGTACTAGCAGGGATAGACCTACTTAAAAGATATAAACTCCACGTAACAAAGGATAGCGAGAATATGATAAAAGAGTTTAGAAGCTACAAGTGGAAAGAAGATAGAGCAGGTAGGATGACAAATATTCCACACGATGATTTTAATCACACGCTTGATGCTGCCAGATATAGTTGCTACTCTATATTAAGTAAGCCTAACTTTGGTAAATACTACATTCACTAATTATAAACATTTGGTTAATTAAAATATTGTTTATATATTAGCACTATAAAACAAACATTATGAAACGTAAGATAGAAAACTTTATATTTGACACAATTATATACGTAGCTGCTTTTGGACTAGTATGTACGTTTTGCCAACTATGCGCACACGCTGATAAATGGATGGGGTTATGAGCCATAAAGAGGAATTAAAAGAACTAGAGAATATAATGGAAATGCACCTGCCTAGCATACTTGAATTGGTGGAGATATATATTCCATACCAACACGTTAAGACTTATGAGAAAAGAATGTATGGGATATTTGATACGATTATGAAAATAGAAGATGAAATTACAAAATTAGAAAAGGACTATGATAGTAGAAATAGGAAACAAACACTTTAGAGACACAGGAGAAACTATGCAAGAGGTATATTGGAATGAAACCTTTGAAGAATGGACACCTGTACTATGGGAGCAACAAATGGAGATATAAATAACATACAATGAGAAACAAACACAATAGAGAATTTACAGAAGAAGATAGAGAGCAGATTTTAGAAATGCTTTCACTAGCACAAGAAAGACTTGAACAATCAGCAGAAGAACATTTTAAAGAAGATTGGAGGCTTTATACTTTTCTTGATTTAAGAATAAATACATTTGTTGTAGAGGCACTAAATGAGGCTATAATAATAAATAAATTAATTGATTTTGATGTAAAGTATTACGAAGATGAAACTACATAAACTACACACAGGGGTTATAATAACTCACATACACACAGACATAGGGATAAGCGTAAAAGCTAGGCATCCTAAAGACAAGGACTACATAGTCTGGGAATTACTACACAAAACACAACAATTTTATAGAGGGCTTTTATAGCCCTTTTTTTATTTCCTAAAAACTTCGTATATATACGTTATATTTATATGAAGTATGAATTAAACGTGCCTACAAGCCTAAACGAGATAACTCTTGGTCAATACCAACAGTATCTTAAACTACCTGAGGGCTTAACCGAAAACCAAGTAGCACTTAAAATGGTGGGTATCTTCTGCCAAGTGCCTGACACAGTTGTAAGAAACATAAAAGCTGCTGACATACAAACAATAGTAGCAAC